AATAGATCAGTTGTGTAGTGGGGTACGGTTGGATATTGGCCTTTGGTTATGAAGATTAAGGATCGGTTTTCTTTAAAAAACTAGCGCGTGTGGAATAGATCCCTGTAACTGTGTCACGAAAAGAATAATTCCGATGTATCTGTGATCGATGATAATCGGGCTGTGTATCTTAGGAGATGAGTGATAATGGATTCGCGGAGTGCAAATCGAAATACGTCAGTCTCGATTTCTTCGTCGCTAATCCATGACTGTACAAGTCCCGGTGGACTGTCTGAACAGAGAGCGAACGTAACCGCGTATCCGATCATTAAGTCTGTTCGCTGTCTGTATACAAGTTGCCTCTTTTTTGACTTATTTAATAGACTAAGACATAAGTTTTTCATTACAGCATTAGACTCGTAGAGACTTTCTCCATTCCAACTGATGCAATAATTAGTTGCTGCCTCCAGGAGTTCTCCACGCTTTTCGGGTATTGCTGCGTGCATGGACTTAGGAAGGAGGACATCAATCAGCATCGGGGCTTTCATACATCTATGGGGAGGTGTTCGTTGACGACTAATATGTACAATTAATTCAACGTCAACTGTGCTGTGGGAAACAACAAAAGTAGTTGTGTTGTATATCTCTGACAGTACGGATATGTGTTCAAAGATGGCTGTGCTGTCTCCTATAACTCTTGCGTAACAGTTAGACACAAGCACATGTTCCATAGTCTTGGAACTTGCATCTAAGATCTCAATGGGATCAGGACCTGTTGCATCGACAAATACAGTGGACAGTTGTGGGAGAGTTGTTAAAACCTTCTCCCTTACATCTTCTTCTAACCAATTGCCCGAACTGTTTATTGACCAGTCTGATTGAATGAATCTTGATCGGTTCTCCATTTTAATGCCCACCGGGAGATAGTTCAGCAAGGTCGCACTGTCTACCGGCATATCATGCTCTAAATCGAGCCCAATTACATCAGTATCAAAGCACGTAAGGAGTAGATCGGCCAATCCTCCATTTCCATTCCCAACTATTAGAACTGTGTGTGATAATTCTAGCCGAGTTATCAGAGGGAGCCATGTGTATCCAGCTGCTGCAACCCCTCCGTTTCTCCGATGTTTGTACCTGTCCCACATTATACTGTACACTGTTCTTGCAGGCGGCAGACACTGTGCACAATGATCCAAACAGTTAATGAATCCTTTTGAAGAAGGCCGAAGTGACTTAGTAATAGGAATACGAGTGGACGGGATTAGGGACCGAGCATTTCTCATTACAGTTCTCACATCATCGTTATAGACAGAGATTCCTCTAACATTGGCCACATGAGTTAGGTCTCTAGCTAGTAAGTGATCCCCCATTTTCTTTATCGATTGTGCTAGTCCGGTGAATCGGATACGTAATAGATCCAGTATATTTGATGATGAGAGTGTTGATCCTTTGGGAAGACGCATGTATCCAGAATATAGGCGAGCATATAATTGGTAATTCGGATTCCCAATTAATCGCATTTTCACAATAGCTTTTGCACCTGCCAGTGTTAGAGCCTCGGCAACTTGTGTGGAATTCTCACCTGAGAACACAGGAACACGATTCCTCCAGAAAGCAGTGTGTTGTGAGATCATTATTAGAGATATCTGCCTTCTAACATTTCCTTCCAGTCTTGAATATCGTCCGATCTTTTGACCATATCTGAGGGATGATGAACGCAGTTTTTGGTAGTCTGTATGTGTCTGGAACAGAGGGTGAGACCAATATCCTGCACACGACTTTAAACATACTAGAATATTTTGAACCATGAACATGGACTCATCCCAGCGATCAGGGTGCAACTGGAGAGTTCTAAAGGTATCGCGGAATGTTGTTAGCACTACAGCTTCCGCAATTGCTTTGACAATGTTCATTGGTCCTACAGCGTGCGCTTCTGCGATATCTATCTGAAATCTTGATGGTATAGATGCATGTCCGCGTGTGTCAGCAATCTGCTTTGCTCTGTTCTGATCTCTTAGTGTATTCATGAAAAACCCAACAAAAGAATCGTGGATTGCAGAAGCACTCTCGTACATTGATGGTTTGACGACAGCATGAGTTGGGACTGCCATCACAACATTATCATATGTTCGGGTTAGGTGTAGAGTGGTATTATACAGTAATAGACTTTTTGGGAGACTTGCATCTTGGAAGACAGGCTCAGAGCATGTTATAGTGGAATCTGGTAAAGCAATCATATCTTCTGTGTGAATCATGAGCTCTCCGGATTTACTTCCTCTGTGGATGTAGTTTAACTTAGCCCCTGCTTGAGCGACGACTGTGTGCTCTTGAATCATAATGGGATAGTTGAGCGCACTTCCACTGATTTTGCCTATACTGTCTGTATCTATGCGTATGTGTGTAACAAAGTTGAGAGGGCCCACATAAGATGCAGCCATTGAGCGTATCACAGATGCAAATCTATGAATAATTGATCCCCCTATGACTTTAGGTAGGAAGTCTGTGATATCTGATATCCTCACTGGTGATCTTGTAAGAGCAATCCTATCAATCAATTCATTAAAGTTCTTATTCCCATACGCCTGACTTCGAATGAGTTGAAGTTTGGTGACAGATCTCGATGGGGCTCCTGTATCAACAATCTTGTAACCGTGCTCCGAACGTTTCTCTCGGGTTGCAGTTCCGATGTATCCACTCAGTGGTCCGCGAGATGTTAGCAAGTCGCCGTGCGAGTGAGCTGACCATTTGATTGAACTAGAAGAGCGGGTCGAATCTCTTCGATGAATGCAATCCAGAGGTTGATAGTTTGTTACTCCTTCTAGAGATCGATTCCAGTACGATCGAAATTTCTTGCACAAGTCAAAAGAAGATAATCCCGAATAGCCCTTTGCTGGAAAACCCTTTAACCAGTCCTTAAATCCAATAATTTCATTCAGATCCGATCTGAGAAATGTATGTGTGATTTGTGGATTGACCCACTGTGCAATTGTCTGAACAGTTCGAGTGTGGACAAACATTTTTCTCATGAGTTTTATGGTGCCGAATCCAGACGCTTCGAATAAGTCGTGGAGCAGGATTGGATTAAATGGTTTGATTCCGAGCAAGTCCTGCTTGAGGACATCTTCTTCCTTATTGATTTCTTTCGTGAGTAGGGGTTGTATCTGATTGTTATTTACTTTCCCTCTGAACGCCGCGAGGGACGAGCTCCCTACCTGGCTCAAGGGGGACACTGCCTTCATGAGCGGTAAAGCATAAGGATTATCAATGAGAGTGATGGGATCTGGATCTTCATCAATGTAGTACTTATCTTCCAAAGCTCCTAAGGCTGACGAGCACAGAACAGAAGCAACAGAGGACCCCTCGGATAGAAGCTTCATACCACTTATCTCCTTTCCGAGAGGGTCTGACCCTCCTTTATAGAAGAATGATGCAAAGTTCATCCCTGCTAAACCACCAATAGAAGCTGGCAGTACAACACATGCAATAAGTTCTCGGTCGGACAGTTTCGGAAAACTACGTGCATGAATACTGTAGCCCTTCGAAGCACTTCGCAAATATCTCATCGCATGATAACAACCAATTAATGCACTCCTAAGAGGATACAAAGCTGCTTCTCCTCCAGCAACTGCTCCTGAGAGGATCGCTCGTGCATTACTCGTCACTGAAGGAAAGTCCATCGAGGTAACTGGGAATAAACGACTGTGAGATTTGAGAGATGTTGCGTATTCTACTCCAAGTACGTAAACAACCTTTGAGTATGTCAATACTGATGTTGATTCAATATTCTCATCAGGTTTCACAATTTGATTGACTCTTGAACAGGCTGTTTCTAGCGCCTCATTGACCACATCTCGCACTCTAGGAATTATTTCCTCTCTACTTTCTCCCTTTGCTGGAATGGCTAATCTCACTACCTGATTATCCCCTTGACCGACGAGTTCATAATTAAGAATTGTTCCGCCCCGCATAAGAGGAATAAGGGCTGTTTCCACCATTGCATATGTAGCTGCAGTCCACAATTTCTGATTTAACCCTTCGAATCCCCCTAGATGATCAGACCAGGCTAGACTGGTGGTAGGAGGATTCTCCAGCTCGATTCCCTCCGGTCTCAGTCCACTTACTCTCACAAGAATTTGACTCTTGGCAAAGAATTGGTGAGTCACAGTGAATGTTCCAGGCATGCCAAACATCATGTTGAGATCATGTCCGAGCATATGAATAACTAGTTCTCTCCATCTTAAATTCCATCGGGTGAGGTCGATCTCTAAAAAAAGTGTGTAATCTGAGGTATTCTTATTTGGATCGGTGAAAGCCAGGAATCTTTCTTGAATTTGAGTCTTAGTCTCTGTCATAGTTTGTTGAGGAAGATAGCGAAATAAGCCATCAGCAATATTAGCTTCAATCGCTGTGAAGAAGCACCTCATCTCAAGAACGAGCATAGCGAACATTCGCGGTTCGATCTTGAACTCTCTCTCCTTCGGATAAAGACTGACTATAAACCAGTCGTCCGGAATGTCACCTCGACTGATCCTTTGTATCAACTGTTTGATATCAATTTCTTCTCGTGCTAGTAACTCCAAGAGTAAGCGTTTCTGAGAGGTCGGTTTTCGACCATGGTCCCAAGAGAGATTTTTGTCAGATTTATAGTATGATATTGATTTGTCATCCATCAATTCAAGGAAATTTGGAAAGTAGTCAAATTCGAGGATTTTTGTCCACTCCGTGGTAGTCCAGTCTGAGAGAGGATATGAGTTGTAGTCCAGGTTTCGTTCCTGTTCATCATTCAATTTATTGAGAGTAGTTCCTCTTCTCATGTGAATAAGTCGTGGCCATCTTCCGTGTTTCTTCACGTACGCAACGAGAACTGTATGACAGAATGTATTTCTGAGTTCTTGAGCGTCTGTCATTGTTGTGTGATCAGAAGTACGAGCTTCTTCTGCTGCTGACAAACCACCCAACCTCGGGTCGATAATGGGATGTCCACATGACTTGAGGCAACCGAACATTTCGACATTGTTCCGTGTTCCTTGGACTTTCTCAACAATTAGTTGCAACTTCTTCATTTGATCATACCCATGTATTCCCGTTGCCCTTCGGATTTTGTCCTCTTTCTCTTGAGTTTTTACAATCATCCGGGTGTAAGCAGTATCGTTTCCGAAGACGTTGTCGATGATGTGTGATAACCTTGTCTTGAACATGGGTTCAACAGTCTTCAAGATATTGTATGATTGATTTCCGTACAATTCAAGAGTTTCGTCTTGCCACTGAAATAGTGCCAACAAGTGCTCTATTAAGACCGGGTCCAGGCCAAGAGGTTTTACGTGCTCGAGCAACATGTATCGTGTAGCCAATTTGTCTTTGAGCATTAGAACTTGATTTAGACTGCTGTACCAGGATTCAGATCCGATAGTTACAATAGCATGATGGGCATTTAGAGTTATGTCGACGTGTCCTATCTGGCCTCTACTCCACATGTACTCATTTGTCCTGACTCTCGACTCAGCCCGCCCGAACAGATCAGAGAATTGTTCGTACGCTGCTCGGAAGGCACTCACCTCAGGTGTGTCAAGAAGCTTAGTTGTCCCTCTGACCTCATCTCCTGGCAGACCTCTTGCCTCGAGTCCGGCGATGAGTGCCTCTTCAATCTCCTGACACAACTCCTTGGACACTGTGTATGAACTGTCATACGTCTCATCCTGAAGTAACATATTTCTTTCAACCTGAGGGTAATCCTCCGGCTGCAGTTGGGGCATATTTAGTAGTGAGTGTTGACTAAAGCCCCGGGACTTGCATAGTTTACGGAAGAATGAGATGGCAGTTCGTTGATTGTTGTGCAATTGAAAGAAGTGTGCTCTATCATTAGAGGCAATAGCATCCAGGAACAACTGTCTAGTGGAGTCAAGTTCGGTAGTTAATACAGGACTACTCAGGTTAGTATCCAGGAAGAACACCTTGCTTGCTCCACCCATCTCTTCGAAGTCCTCGTAATTCATGACTACTGGCCGGATATCTCTATTCTCTAACGATTGACAAAGCTGATCCTAGAGCAATATAGTCTTGATTCGTTCAGTCAGGGTAGGAGTCTTCCAGAGTAGACTATTGTTGTAGTCTTAATTCAACAGAATAGATTTTAAAAGTCAGATGTGAGAAGCGC